AACACGACCGAATTATCCGTGCGGTTTGGTCGTAAAGCCAAAGCTCTGATTGATTCTCCTGAGTATCAAGAAGTGTTTAAAACAAGACTCAAAGAAGATTCACAAGCTGCCGGCAAGTGGGAAACCGCCCAAGGAGGTGAGTACTATGCGGCAGGTGTGGGTTCGGCAATTACAGGAAGAGGTGCAGATCTTTTAATAATTGACGATCCCCACACTGAACAAGACGCCATGAATTCTCAAGCATTAGATAGAACCTTTGAATGGTATACGTCAGGTCCTAGACAACGTCTTCAACCTGGTGGATCAATTCTGTTAATCATGACAAGATGGAATGAAAAAGATTTGACCGGTAAATTAATTTCTGCACAAAAAGAAGTTAAAGCAGATCAATGGGATGTAATTGAGTTCCCTGCAATCCTACCTTCAGGTAAACCTGTTTGGCCTGAATACTGGAACATAAAAGATTTAGAAGGTGTTAAAGCCTCGATCCCTGGTTCAAAGTGGAACGCTCAATATATGCAAAAGCCTACTTCAGAAGAAGGAGCTTTAATAAAAAGAGAGTGGTGGCAAGACTGGGAACACGAAGAGATGCCAGTCCTAGAGCACGTTATACAATCTTACGATACAGCTTTTATGAAAAAACAAACAGCAGATTTTAGTGCGATAACGACATGGGGAGTTTTTCGTCCAGACGAAGACAGTCCTCCACATTTAATTTTAGTAGACTCCATCAAAGGCCGGTATGAGTTTCCAGAGTTGCGTAGGATCGCGCTTGAACAATACGGTTACTGGAATCCAGAAACTGTTATAATCGAGAGTAAGGCATCAGGATTACCTTTAACTTATGAGTT